CTGCTCTGCACATTTAGCATTTACTAAATGTTGTTACCACCCTGGGCTGTCAGCCCAGTAGCCTTTCGGCTAACCGACCGACGCCGTTCACGACCTTAGTCGCAAACGTAGCGCGTCGGGACGCGGAGAGAACCTCTGCGAGAGCGACTTGGGCGGCAATTGCCGCCCGGCGTCGCTCAAACAGAGATAGGTTACAGCCGCGGCGGATGACTCCGTCACGTTGTACGAGCGACGCCGCCCAGAAAGGACAGCGTACCGCGATTTGGGAAATAAATCCCAGCCGCAGTCGACCTCGGGAATTCCCGAGAAGCGCCCGAACCCGGGACCATACCTGTAGAGGGTAGGTTTAGGGTGACTGTAATCGATGCAATAAGGCACCACTGGAATACCAGTAAGCCCCAGACTTTCGGCGAGCGTGTTTAACTGCTCGTCGGTCGCCTGGTCCGACCACCGCAGCACGATGCCGTTATAAAACGACGTCGCCGCTGAGATGGCTACCGCATCACTCTCTGTAGACAATAATCGCCGACGGCGGGTCGGAGTCACGTCCACCCCCATGAAGGAGTAGACGCCACATGACTCTTTAAATGGCCCAAAAGCATACGACTTCTCCGCATTTGCGATGAAGCCGAAACGCTCATAGTCGGCAATCACGGTGTCCACGTAGGCAGCAGGGACGACGGCGTCGTCCCCGTAAAACCCGACCTTATCCCCATAGATGGAGAACAGGCGGGCCACTCTGTCGGGGTGGTCGATCACCAAACCATCGGTGACCGCCATACTGGCCATGGCGATCGCGGCGAAGACTAACGTCTCCACCGGGAAAGTCGTGGCCGATCCCATACCCGCGAATTTCGCGAGTACGTGGTTTTCACCACATAGACAATCCACAGACGGGGTCCTTGTCGCTTCAAGCAATTCCGCCCAATACGGCCCAAATAGGGACCGCACGAGCTTCAAGCTAACGCGATCGGACGCTCGACTTTGGTCGATCGTCCCGAACCCGTCCCCCATAGAAAGGAAACCATTCCTATCTTGATTAAACGTATCTAACCAAGAATAACGGCGCATCTTGCACCGCAGGATGTCACCCAGGGCCTGCTGAAACCAACTGTTCCAGGCAGGTTCTGCCGCGATAAGCCGCGGCTTCTCGAACGTCTTAGGAACTGCGATCATCCGTGAGGGTGACTGCGGTCCGAACGTCAATGAACGTTCAAGACATTCGGGGGCGTCGGTGTAATCGATGATGTCCATAAGGTCATAAGCCACAGGGGCGGAGAACCGCTCCACGTGGTTTAGACCCTCGGCGCATGCGCCAGGACCGAAGTGACCGGCGGCCCATGGGATGAATCGGGGAGGCCGACCCAGCACATAAGAGATTATGTACCGGGCCGTCCGTTCCACGTCATCATGTGGGAGCGATAGTCGACGCAAGTCGGCCTCGTCCGCATGGTACATCTCGACCGCGCGATCAACGCGATCTCGAGAACATACTTCGAAGACCTTCTTGTACATCTCGGCGACCTGTAAGATCGCCTGGACGACCATCGGCTCGCGACAATCGGCCTGCAGGGCCGGTCTGAGAATGCGGGGGTGCCAGTCGGCATCCCCAGAGAGGAATGCGAGAAACTCGCTCCCCTCCTGCGGCAATACTGCTCGCAGGTCAGTCTCAGACCGAACCTCAGTCCGATCGACGAGTGTCTGCCCAACGGCCGTCTCGAGAATCGAGACGACCGCGAAGAAAGCAGCCCTTTCTCTTTCAAGAGGGAAGGACTTAGTGGATTTCGATTTCGGAACCACATCAATATCCAGCATATTGTTCTCCAATGCGTTATTAGTGCTTATGCCTTGAGTGCGTATTGCACTCGCCCACCGCAAATGCGGCGATGGTGAGCGCGAACGCCACAAGGGCCGTCAACATTAGGTCCATGTCAGGACTCACCGTTGACGATCTTCGTAAGCACAGCGTTGGACGAACCCGTCAGGAGGCTCGCAAGAGCTCCATACAAGTCCGCTACGTCAGAAGACGTAAAACCGGCAGAAGGGAGGTTAATCGTAACCGCCACAGAGGCCTCAACTTCCACGTTAGTGGTAGAGACCAGAGGGTCAGTCGTCACCTTCTTCTTCCTGAGCTGAATCACGTTGGCCCTACGGCCAGCGGCGGTAGTTCGGGGTCGAACCAGGAGTGTGACAGTTTTGTCGTTGTTCTGGAACTTGCCGGAGGTATCGCCGGTGGCAATTCGCGAAAGCTGGATTGCCTCCTTGTCGATCGTAACCGACAGCGGATCAGCGAGTGCCATAATGCACCTTTCCCCGCGCCTGTGCACGGTTATGTAATGGACGTAAAATACGCCCGAATTATTTATTATTATTAAATTATTTTATGTGCGATAGACCTAACGCACCGAGGATCGCCTTCTGCGACGATGACAGTGAGGAGAACTTGGGTTGAACAACCCCGGTTAGCTGCACTGGATATCGACACAGGCTGACGCCCTCGGCGCCGACGTAGTTAGTCTCCAACCAAATGTCCTCGCGTTTAAACGGGACAAATTGTCCGATATACCTCACGGTGTTTCGGACAGTCGCCCAGGCATAAGCCGGGCGATAGTTAGAGTTACTAATCGCGTAGGCTCCGTTGATTGACGCACCTATATGGGTGCACCAGTCAATGAGCCACGTCCACGGCATCAGATCCCACATAAGGGACGGATACCAGAGGCCTAGTTCCTTGTTCATCGCTTTGGCCTTCTTCGCGAAGGTCTCATCCGACGGCAAGGGACCACGGTGCACCCAGCAGATAGCTAGGTGTACGGAGAATTCATTTTCTTCCGTAAACTTATAGGTTAACCACCTACAACCACCGTCATAAGCGCCTCCATGCGGCCGCTCTGTTGTTTTCAGGGCGACGCGGTTCTTCGTAGCCGAATAACGGCGCAAAGAATCTCTGGACGTCTTCGAGAGGAACTTGCTTATTGCCTTCATATCTTCTATGTATGGCTCTAAGACAAATAGCCACTCTAGGTAGCCTGAACCCGCGGTCCTGAGAGCCCATTTCGGGGCCCTCGAACGGTCGCGGATACAGACGTCTATCGCATGACGCACCTTCACAGAAAGCTGCTGCCATTTGTCGCGCAGTCTCAACATATCCCGCCCTAAGGACGAGAGTCGTTGGATAAGTCGCGGCAACTCGGCCAAATCGACGATGTCCTGGCCCAAAGAGCCAGTGATTTTGTCGGGTACGGTCGAGACAGCGAGCTCCTGGATGGTGTTGCGCACCTCCACAGGGAACCGCCCGACTTGGCCCGGTTTGTAATAGACCGGACGAGGCCGAACGTTTACCACTGAAACGAAGGGGCGCTCAATGACCTGAACCCCGGAATCACTTTCATAAGTGAAGCTCGACATGCCTTTCAAAGAGGCCGTCGTAGCGCGTGTGTGGAGGGACGCAAAACTGTGCCCTTTATCAAACGCGCCGTACCCGGAGTCAACAGATCGTTGACCAGCTTCGTCGTCCAGCGCGTGGATCGCAGCCTTGTAAGAATCAAGGTACGACCCGCGTTTCGCCGCTCGGTTATTTCCGATCAGCGATTCGCCGGGGACGATAGCTTTTGACGAATCGTTCTTTGGACGCTTCGTCCGAAACGAGTATACTCGCTTCAATCGAGAGACGCAATGGGCCGTGGCCTCGGTGCGTTCAGGTAGGTCATAACGTGACCTCTGTTTGTACCAATACTCCGGGTAATCCTGATATTTATCAGATTGTTGCTCGTAGTACACCACGTCTCCTTTCCGGACTCTCAAGTAGAGTGGGCTAACAGCCCAATGGCGCCGACTTTCGGCG